TAATACTGGCTTTGTAATTACACCGTTGTCTTTTAACTCTTCTACAGAGGCGATAGTCATGCAGGTCTTACCAAGACCCATCTCATAGGCCACAAGCATCTTCTTGCGCTCTACCATGCGCTCTACAGCCTCTACCTGGTAGGGCTTGAGAGTTCCTGTAAATGTCATTGGTTATCTATTGCAGTTGGCGCAGTTGCTAGAGTCCCGCATAGGGCGCACTCCATATCTAGCATGTACAGAGAAATTTCTCCGTCTTCAAACATGGCTTGTACTTTCCATAATCTTGATCCACATACACAAACATGTAGGGGGCGATCTTTATCTCTTAAGTCCATCACAAGTACGCCGCCTTTCCGTAGATCATGTCTCGTGCTGACTCGATGCTCTTGTGAATGTCGCTCTCAATCATGTCACCGACATCCTTTACATCGATACCTGTGTAGTTAAAATAAGAAAGTTCAATCCCATACTTACGAGCATGACCACGCATCTCTTCTGATGCCTTCTGTCCAGCGCCATCGTTATCAAATGCAGCAATCACCCTTGGTGCACGGCGCATTATCTTTACCTGCTCAACGCTAGGCATCGCTCCATACGTAGATATTGCACTGTAACCAAGTCCGACTAGTCTGACCGCATCGAGTGGGGACTCCACAACAAGTAGTGGCGCATCTTCTTTCAGTATCTGCACATTGAAAACTGTCTTTGACTTCTTAACTCCCTGTGGTTGATTGCGAAAGAAGCGACCACGAGCACCCTTCTCTTGCCAACCCCACAGTGAAAAGTCATCGGGGTCTCTGATAGGGAGTATCCATGCAGCGTTCTTCTCATCCCACAACACGCCACACATCTCTACAGCGGCTACTGTCAAGAATCTTTTTCTTAACTCAATTTTTGGCGGAGCAACATACACAGCCAGGCGAGCCTCTGACATACCGATTGGGTGTGCTTCGGCTTGAATGTACTCTGGCAATTCTTTAATGCGCCTCATCAGTATGTCGATAGGCATATCTTCTTTGTCGTTTACATACTCACGGGCTTCGTGGTAATCAATTCCCTTGATGTCTGCAACTAGGGTGTAGATATTTCCTTTGTAACCGCAAGAGAAGCAGATGTGTGCACCCGTCTCGGAGTTGATCCACCAAGAAGGGTTGTGATCTTCTTTACCTGTGCGCTTCTTGTGCATTGGGCACAAGCCATTAACCTCGATACCACGCTGTGCATACAGTGGAAGGTCTAGGGAAAGGAGAACACGCTCTACATCAATCACATTCGGTTCCAGTTCGAACAGTAAACACACTTCAACATCTCATCTTCATCGTGGAAGCAGCCAGTCTCCCAGCGCCATGTCAACGCCGTCTCGCTAGGCCCACAGTTACGAGATGCAACGATCTTTAGTAAACGAATCTCTTCATCTTCTTCTACTGGCTCAAGACCAAGGATTACATCTGAGTCTTGGAAGAATGATGAGGAGTAACCGATTGAATCAGCAGTTACCTTTCCAGCACGCATCTTCCACAACAGAGTCTGTGTAGTAATAATTACTGGCTTCTGAATTCTCTGTGCTAGGCGCTTTAAACTACGAGTGATGTTGGTAATTGCTTGCGGTGTATTCATCTCACCACTTACTTCATCAAGCATCAGGTACACACCGTCTACAAAAACAATGTCTGGCTTTGTCTGCTCAATCTTTGCAGCAAGTGCTGAGACAGTAATTCCGTTGACAGCATCTACTAAATGGAAGGAGTGCTCCTTCTCCATCTCGTTTAGTGTGTCGATGTAGCGAGCCTCTTCTGCTGGCAATAACTTTCCACGACGCAAACGACCATGTGAGATGTGGGCACGCATCGCATCATGACGTTGCTGTTGTTCGTGGTTGTTCATCTCAAAGGATTGGAACATAGGAATCTTTCCACCTCTGTGCACATTGATCGCCATCTGTAATGCGATCTGTGACTTACCAGTCTTAGGTGGAGCAATGATAGTAATCAACTGACCAGACTGCAGTCCTGCAGTTGCTTCATCAATCTTTGCAAAGCCTGTAGGTATACCTAGGAACGTAGAGTTCTGTAGAGATTGGTACTCCTTGTAGCGTTCCTCTGTGTTCTTTGTAAGGTCGATCTCATGAGTTCCAAGTACACCTTGCTCATTAACTTTGGTGATCGTTGCTTCCATAGCAAGTAGAGCAGCATCGTGATCATTCTCTTGCAGTTGCTCGATTGCATTCTCAAGACCTTGACGAGTAAGTAGTCGACGACGGAAGTCGACCATAGTGTCAAGTAGGTACTCGATGTTGTCTTGTACATCTAAGACTTTGTAATTTGGATAGTGATCTTTAACTGTTACAGCAGTGGGTACTTCGCTGTACTCGCCGTAATGCTTACGGACAAAATCCCAGACTCTCTTGTTGTCATCATCTAAGAACCATGCATTGGTAACACCACGTTGCAGTGCTGGAACAATGTCTCGATCTCGAATGACCTTGCTGACTAAGCGATGCTCATTGTCAGATGCCATTTGGTGCCCCCTCTTACATATTGTCTATTTGTACTCCTGCTGATCCGTATCGTGCAACTCGTCCTGGGACATCGATAACGCCCCGTAGGTTAGCACGGTATGGGATACCAGCAACTAACTCGTCTGGGTTCTCATAGAGTTGCCAGTAGTTAAATGGATTGACCACACGCTTTTCTAATTTGTCGAATGCCTTCTCAAGCAACTCTTCAGTCCAGCCCTGGTCTTCGTAACCAGCCAACTCAAGTGAGATGCCGTAGTTGTTTGCAAGGTTCCACAACTTGTTTGCATTCTGCAAATCGATGTTGCCAATCTTGTAATCAATTTTCTTTGACAAAAGTTTTCTGGTCTCTTCTTCAACCAATGCAATCACTACATCGGTAAGACACACCACCTGGAGAGAGGAGACATTTGAAATGTCCCCGCCTTTCATATGACCTCTACTTTAGCGTACTTGACCACGAAGTCACGGAACTTCTTCGGGTCATCGCTTGCCTCTACCGCTAGGTCCTCAGACACTTCTGAAGGAACGAGTATTGAGTAATGACCTTTGTTGTAGCGCATCTTGTTTTGAACAAAGAGTGCGTGCTTGCATGAGGCTGTCTTGCGCCACACAGGGCAGTTGCATCGTGTTCTCTTTGATTCAGTATCTACTTCAACTTCAAAGATGCCAGCAGCCTGAGCAGAGATAAAGACTTGAACGGTTCTCCAAGGAGACTCCATGCTCATACCTCTCATTGTGCTGCTCGCAGGTCAGAACCAATGATAGGGACTCGGATAAATGCTTCGTGTGCGAAACTTGCCATTGCTTCTTTGTACTCCGATTCCCAATCTTCTAGTCTAACATTTGTAGTTACGATTGTGGGCAGAGCCTTGTCGTATCTTAACCTGAGAATTTCATCAAATGAACTGTCGTCATACTTAGATCCATACTCTTTACCAAGATCATCAATCACAAGTATGCGAACATTAAGCCAGTCAAACTTCGAGCGTCCGTGAAAGCCATCAAGTTCATAAACCATATTGCGCTTATCATCGTGATCCGCATCGAAGGTTGACTTTTTTCTGGACAAAAATTCTGGATAGGTCATGTAATAAATCGGCCTAGCACTTAGTCCGTAATCAGATGCTGTCAGTCCCAAGATCTTTGCAGCCTCAACATCATCCTCTGGAAGTCTTCGGATGAACTCCATAGCCGCAACTACTGCGTGAGTCGTCTTACCGATTCCTGGACCGCCATCAAACAAGAGACCAACGCCGTTGATACCGATGTTGCCAATCTGCTTGATGACCTGACCGCCGATTGCATCATCAATCCACGTCGATACCTCGCTAGGAAACTCTCCAGCCCTATCGATGATGTCCTGTTGCTCAAGACCTAGAAAACGACGTGGGATATTTGAGGTACGCAGTAGCCAGTGCTTCTTTAAAGCAGACAGTTGATTGATGTCGTACATGGTCCCCCCTCAGGGTTACTACTTAGTGAATGTGAAGTCGTTGTCAACCTTGAAGGTTAACGATCCAGCAAATGCTGCTGGCTTACCCTTTGCATCAAGTGCTCCAGTTGCAACCATCTTGACTGACTTGCGAGGTGTGTGCTTAAGGACTTGCTCCTTGACCCAACGCTTTGCAGCAGAGGCGTTCTTCCATGAGGTGTACTCGCTGATACCTTCTGCAGGTTGCATTGAGTTAACAGACTCACCAGCAGGGCGCTGTGCACTGACGATAGCAAGCCATCCGCCAGCCTTCTCTGTGTTAAGTGTAATTGTTGCTACAAATGTTGCTTCAACTTTCTTAGCCATTGTTCTTCTCCTTCAGTAGTTTTCTTATTTGCTTTTGTAAAAAGATATTCTCTCTCCAAAACAAACCCATCACTGTTATTGAACCAGCAAGTGCAATAATGATTGCAATCATTGTTCCTGTATCTAAAATCATTTAGTTGCTCCTAATCTTTTTTCGTAACGCTCTAACTGTGCACGACCAGACAGTGAGTTCTGGAAGACCTTGCCATCGCTGGCGGTTAGGGTGGAGACCTTAACAGATGTATCGACCTTAGCATTGACTTTGTTAAGCCCCAAATTCTCACGGGCTTGGTTCATCTTCTTGCCGAAAGAGGCTAGGTACAACTTGTAGAGGTGGGGTGCTTCATCCCCGATGTTCTGGAAGTTGCGCTCATCTGCCATAAACAGTTTGAGCAGTTCCAGTTCGACTAAGGCTGTGGTTTGGTACTGCTTGCGGAACTTACTGAGTGCTCCCGACAACTGACGCACATTGACTGTCCCTGGCAGGAGCGGGTAGCGTTTACCAACTCGATATGAGAATTCAGCAGCGACATCCATGGGAGTCCATTCATGCTCAGGTCGCTTGCCTCTGGTCTTTGGATCTGACTTGCGGATCTTCGGCTGAACAGCATCCCGCTCCTCAACAAGACCGAAGCCTGCAAGATTGTCTGAATCATCTTCCCATTTTCTCATAGGTACTCGTATCTCTTTCATTGAAACACCTTCGGTGTTTCTAATATCTTTTAATTGATTACTATCTTTGCTATTAGGTACTAATGACTTATTAGTAATATGGCTACGTGACTTATAGTCATGTGAGGTGTGGACATTTGCGTCCCCTAGGTTAGGGAACTCTAGCGTCCCGCTTGGGCTTGTAATGTCCAGTAGGTCTATCCCACGGTATCCATTGGCTCTCTTGGTCCTAGTTCGCTTGATGAAGCCAGCCTCTTCCAAGGCGATAAGGCCCCTACGGACGGTCTTCTCATGGACGTTGCCAGTCTCTATACCAAGTTGGGCTGCTGAGGCCTTTAAACGTCCTTCAGAGCCCGCTAAGTGGCATATGGTGGCCAAGAGACGGAACTGATAATCGGTTAAGTTGGCGGTATAGGCCTCATGTGGGATTCTCACGGCGTGTCGTCACCGAATGGGTTGATGTCCTTGGAGCCTAACTCCTCCTCCAGCCGTGCCGTGATCGTATCCATCAAGGTGTCTAGGACTGAGGATGCGATGTAGGCGGAGAAGACCTCGATGAAAGATGTCAGGCTCTCCTGCATAGCATCAAAGAGTTCCTCTGTGGTGTCCTCGGTGTAATCCATCTCAATAGCATTGAGTGTTCCTTTGATGTTCCACATCTCAAGACCAAAATCTTCCAGAGAGTGAATGACCATGTGAGCCTCATCTGAGTCATCCCATGCCATGGCAAGGATGTCATCTGGGGTAATCAAGTTGAGTAGTTCTTTGATTGGGTTGGAACAGATGGTGATCTGCTCTGACTCTTCTTCTAAGCCATCGATGGTTGTCTCGACATCTAAGTAGATCTTGAAATCTACACCCTGCTCTTTGACGGCATTGATTGCTGTCTCTGTAAATATCCCTCTAGTGATTACTGGAATAAGAACTTCACTCACATCTTCTTTGCCGAGTAATTCTACAAGCGGGTAGTACACATCAGCACTTGGGTCAAATGTTAAAAGGATCATTCGTTTCATAGTGTGCCCCTATAGTCGTGGTAGTCGTTGTTGTACAACCCTTGGTTTATTTAAGTACTTACTAAGTAGAAGTGCAACTGTAGCGATAGCAGGCACTGCAATTATGAACTGCATGCTAAGTGAGTTCTGGGAAATTAAAGCCCCAAAACTTAGTGGGAGTGTTAGGAATTTATTGAGGAGAGGAACGCCAAACATACCTGTCGTAATAAGTTCTATGAACTCTA